ACTGGAACAGAAACGGTGTGGGATTTTGGAGGTATTGCTGTAGTTAATCTAGTAGCTATTGACTCTACGGATCCAAGTTCAGTTACCATCTCCGATATTGCTGTAGGTGACTTAGTTTTATTTTTTGGAGCTGAGGATGTTGATAATCAAGATGCTCCATCTGGAGGATGGACTGCAATTCCAGGATTAGGAGGGCAACCTGATAATGATGACAATCCAAATAGTTCAGCATTTTATAAAATTGCTACCGGAACATCAGAAACAGCATCAGATTTAAGCGGTGATGATCCCACCTATATTCTGGTTGCATTTAGAGGTGTAGATACCTCGACTCCATTTGATGTAAATGCTGTTCAAAATTCAGCATCTTCTGGATTGCCAAATTCACCTTCAATTACTACTGTTACTGATGGATGTTTAATTCTTTCTGTTGGTATGATAGATGATGATAATGTAGCAGAACAAATCAACCCACCAGATGGTTATGAGCGTATAAAAATATTTGAGGATGAAGGTAGTAGTGGTGAAGATGTTAATGGTAATACAATTGCTATATCAGGAAAACAACAATTTATAGCAGGATCGGAAGATCCACCTGCTTTCACTGGGAATTCATCAGATGTAAATAAAGGATTTACGATAGCATTACGACCAAAACTTCCATCAGTTAGTGCTGCAGCAACATTACCTTATATAAAATGTGTTGGTAACACTAGTTCAAATAGTAGAATAGACAATACTGATGCTAATAATACATATTTTACACCATCATGGTTAAATACAACACCAGTATTTTCTAGTGGTTCGTGGACAGTAACAACTTCAACGATTGAAGTTCCTAATGACGGACTGTATTTAATAAATGTAAATTGGGAATTGACCACTGATCCCAACACCAATGATCGATTAGGACCTCAAGTTGCAATTGCAATCAATGGAACTCCAAATGAATATGTTGCAGCACATTCGTATCTAAGAGCATCGAACCATGGGAACACTAGTTCAAATCAATCTACATTAATGGAATTAGACTCTGGAGATTTAGTATCAGTTCAATGGTTAGAACACACAACAGGCAGAAATAATTCTCTTGCTGATTCAAACTTAACAGAAGATGCTAGTTTTATAGAAATACTACAATTAAAATAACATCATGGCAAATCTAAATGAAACAAAAATTTATGGATCTTTGGAACTAGATGGACCTCTGTTAGATAGCACTGGTTCAGCAGGAACTTCGGGTCAAGTATTACTTAGTACTGGAGGAACTACAAAATGGGTATCTGTTTCTGGTGGAGGAGGAGGAGGATCTACTACTCCAATAAATAGTTATTGTCAGTTCAATGGAACAGGTGTCACTGACCCAGATCCATTTGTAACATCAGAAACAGAACTGGCATGGATGAACACAAGTAATGTGTTTACAACTAACAGTGCTTCTTGGACTAATAATGGAACTAGAATAACAGTTCCATCTAATGGGTTTTATTTAATTACAGTAAGTTTATATTATTTTTGTTCTACTGGAAGACGACCAACAATAAAAAATAGATTAGCAATCGATGGAGTCGGAATTTCGGATACATGTAGACATACTTACATTAGAAGGAGTGCTGAACATAGAGAATCTACTGCCAATTTTCAATCCATACTTAGATTAGCTTCGGGTAAACAAATTAGTATTTTATTCCAAAAAGATGCTAGTGCAACCACTAGCGATATTGTTTTGGATTCATCTAAAAGTTCTATTTCAATAGTTAAAGTAAAATCATATACCTAATTATGGCATTATTAGAACCAAACAGTATCATAAACGATGATTTAATTTTACAAGGTCCTATCATTGATGGAAACGGATCAAAGGGATCTAATGGTCAATACTTAACTTCTAATGGATCTAGTAGTGCTCCAACTTGGCAGGATTTTCCTACATCTGGTGGAGGTGGAGGTGGTAGCAACGAAACAACAGAGTGCTATAAAGTAAATCTTTTACAGACATCTTTAGGAACAGACTTTACTCCGTCTCAATTAACTAGTTGGTTAAATACTACTACAGATAATCAAGTATCTTTTACGTTAGGTTCTGGTTCTGTTACAACTAATCATATTCAAGTAGCAACTGATGGGAGGTACTTAGTTGGATATAATCTTGATATAAATTTTAGTGGAACAACTGCAGTATTAAGAACTGTATACGGATTTGAAATTACTGTAAATGGTAGTGTAATTGGAAATGAAGTTAGTCACACTTACATTAGAGGTAATTCTAATAGTGATAATCATAATGACAGTTCAGCAAACTGTTCTATTATATTAGATTTATCTGCCAATAATCAATTAGCAGTGTCAACAAGACGTATAAGTGGGCAATTTAGTTCTCTTTTTACCTTAACGACAAATTCTACATTCTTTGCATTAAAATTAAATTAAACCCATGTATATTAAAATTCATTTAACTCATGTAGATACAGGCATTGGAGCAACTAATGTAGAGACATTTTCAGAACAAAAACATAAGTATAAAATACCAAGTTTTAATGGTATAACCATCCTACATGAAATGGAAGATGGTATTGTTCCCTATTTTTTATGTACTGCTGCTGACGACTATGATATCACAGATCAACCTACAGAAGCAGGGGTTGTTCAATTATCTCAATCGGAATGGGATGCAATTACAGTTCCTTTTGATGCCAATCAACAACTCTTAAGATATGATTCAGTGAGAGAAATTAGAAACGAATCTTTAGAAATGTCTGATGTTTTAGTGATTAAAAGTATCGAGTGTGAAACTAGTTTATCGCAAGAGTTTAAAGATTGGAGACAAGCATTAAGAGATCTCCCAAATGGAGATACATTTCCGTTAACATTTCCAACACCACCTTCAGAAGTTACGGAGATGATAGATATTACTACGAACGAACAATATAGGAGGAGCCTGAGATCTACCTTTATGTTTAATGATCCTCTACCAGCAGAATAATTACTAACATAAATACTTAAAAATTAGGTCGAAGTAATGGCACAACCGTCAAGTAGAGCGGAGTTTACTGATTATTGTCTCAGAAAACTGGGAGCACCTGTATTAGAAATTAATGTAGACGATGATCAAGTAGATGATCTAATTGATGACGCTATTCAATTTTTTCAAGAGAATTGTTACAATGGAATGGAGAGATCATACTTATTCCATGAAATAACTGCAGAAGATAAAACTAGATTTGGATCTACAGTAACGACATCTTCTGGATCAACTAATTGGAAAGAAACTACTAACTACATTCCTATTCCAGATCATATAGTTGGTATTTCTAAAGTTTATGGTCTTGTCAGTAACTCAATTAGATCTAATCTTTTTGGTGTTGAGTATCAATTATATTTAAATGACCTTTATGCTTTTGGATCATTAGATATTTTAAACTATTTTATGAATAAACAATATCTAGAAACTTTAGATATGGTTTTAAACAACGGAGCGTTTCAGCAATTTAGATATACTCAAAGACGTGATCGTTTATATTTGGATATCAATAAAAATTTTCTAACAGAAGATACAAATCTTCTTATTGAATGCCACCGCCTGTTAGACCCTACAGATGTCACTGAAATGTATAATGATATGTTTTTAAAAAGATATACAACCTCTTTAATTAAAAAGCAGTGGGGTCAAAATATGATTAAATTTAATAATGTTCAACTTCCAGGTGGTATTACAATGAATGGAAGACAGTTATATGAAGATGCACTAGCAGAAATTGACAAAATCGAAAGTGAAATTCTCAGTAAGTATGCCACCCCACCAATGGATATGATAGGATAAAATGCCAACAAGTCATTACTTCCCACAAAGATATAAAGGATTTTCAGGAGAGCAAAATCTATATCAAGATTTAGTGGACGAACAAATAAAATTATTTGGAACAGATATCTACTATATTCCAAGAATAGTGTTACAAGATAGCACTCTTGATGAAGTTAGGTATTCTAAATTTGAAGAACAATTTCAAGTTGAAATGCTACTACAAAACGTAAATGGTTTTGGAGATAATTCTGAATTTATCAGCAAATTTGGATTGAGAATTACCGATGAAGTTATCTTCCGAGTTTCTACTCGTAGATGGGAAGAATCGGTTAGAGATTTTAATCCAAATTTAGTAGTTACTTCTAGACCAAATGAAGGGGATTTACTATATTTCCCATTGACAAAAGATATCTATGAAATTAAATATGTTGGTAAAGAAGAACCATATTACCAGTTTGGTAAGATTCAATTTTATGCTATCACAGCTGAAATTTATGAGGTTGGTCAAGATGACTTCGACACCGGAGTTGCAGATATTGATAAAATAGAAGAAATATTTTCAAATTCAATTTCTTTAAATTTAGATGAAGGAGGATCTTTAAATTTTCAAACTGGAGAAACTGTTACTGGATCTTCTTCAAGTTCTACAGCAGAAGTTAAATCATGGGATACTACTTCCAGAGTTTTACAAGTCTATAATAGAAACGGAACTTTTGTTGAAGGAGAAAGTTTAACTGGAAGTGAAAGTGGGGCATCTTGGACCATAGGAACATTCGATACTCTAAATAATGTTAGCAGCAGCTACGATCAGAATAGACAGATCGAAAATGAAGCTGATGACATTATTGATTGGACTGAAGGAAATCCATTCGGTGAAGTTGGCAATTTTACAGGTAGCATATAATGTTAGGATCGCATTTTTACAATCAAATTGTTCGCAAAAATATTGTTTCTTTTGGAACTCTTTTTAATAATATTACAATGAAGAGTACGGATCCCAGTGATGGATCTGTTTTAGAAGAATTGAAAGTTCCACTAGCATATGGACCTAAACAAAAATTCTTGGTTCGTATTGGAGAAAATGCTAGCAGCAGCAAAGTAGCAATTACTTTACCACGTCTCTATTTTGAGATGACTGGAATTGAGTATGATCCTCCTCGCGCAACATCACCCATTCAAAAATACAAAACTATCATTGATGGTAATGGTGGCGAAGTTCGAGTGCAATATGTTCCAGTTCCTTACAATTTTAGTTTTGAATTAGGAATTATTGCTAAGTCTCAAGATGATGCACTACAGATTGCGGAACAAATTTTACCATATTTTCAACCGTCTTTATCGATATCGATAAACATGATTCCTGATATGAATGAAAAAAAGGATATTGCTATAGTTTTAAATAACGTTAGTTATGAAGATGAGTGGGATGACAGTTTTTATGAACGTAGATATATTGTATATACGTTAAACTTCACAATGAAATCTTATCTCTATGGACCGTATAGTACTGCAGGTATTATCAATAAAGCAATTATCCACGAAACAATTGGAGATCTTGCAGTAAATCGTAGAACTATTACAAGAACATATACACCTAAAGCAAAAACAGATATCAATACAGATGGTGTCATCGATGATCTCGATGATGTCTTGGTTGATGCTGGTGATGACTTTGGATTTAATGAAGGGATTCAATTCTTATGAGTAACCTAGAAGATAACATGGAGGATATCCTTAACATTAGTGCTGAACCCGTTGAGGAATCTAAACCATCCAAACCACAACCACCTAAGATTGACGGGGAGGATCGTGAGAAAGATTATAGATATACACGAACTGAATTGTACTCCCTCATAGACAAGGGTCAGGAGGCGGTCAACGGGGCGTTAGAGGTCGCTCAGGAGTCAGGGCACCCTAGAGCGTATGAAGTCGCT